ATATTTATTACCTCGTGTGTAGCTAATGGCGCAATAGTGGACATTAAAGGTGCGTAATAAATACTATGCACTATTTGCTACATGGCAGGTGCGTAATGTACTGTATTGACATGGTACATATGTGGAATAGTGCACTAAATGTATCCGTAATGTGGCGCGGGTGCGCTATCCGAACAATTTAATATCTGTTGTGTCTCTATTCAGACCGTACATGGTGGTGCGAAGTGGTTTGAGGGAATAGTCTACTTTGGAGGGTGCATTTATCTGTGGCACTGGAATCCATGGGCCACTCTGGTGCATTGATGCGATGGTGACCAAGCACATCCCGAGTGCTACGGTGCGGTCATCGTGCATCCCTGTGCTGTGATCGAACCTGTACACCGCACCACTTTGTTTTATGATTAATGCACTCATTTCATCCAATAAGTTCTCAGTGCGCTTCCCCACTTGCAATGGTGCAGGGTTTTCGTAGAACGCCAGCTTCCTATTTACTAATAAGCTACGAATCAACTCCGCCATTTCGTAGTTGCTCTTTCCACTTCTTCCATCAAACCTTTCCACACGCAGTCGTTTTTCGTACCGTTGAACCGTTCCTTCCATCTGCCATGGATCAATTACAATTCTGGGGTTATGGAAGTTATTTGCTACTTTCTCTATCCACGATTCCACATATGCAATTGGCACTGGATTTCCCGGGCTTCCCTGCATTACCTCCATAGCGTCAAGCACATAAACACCATCAGGATTACGGTGTGCAATGCACATGGCAGTCCTATCTCTGCGGGCACCATAATCCACCGCAGCAACATACTCTGTGCCATGCAGACCGGATGTGCAATAAGTGGCACCAATCTCTTTTCCAACCTGTAATCCAATCTCAATTTCAGGTCTTGTGAGATATCCTGACTCTTCTGCTGGGTCGATCCAAATGTTATCAAGCACACGCTTTGCCATTCCACGGGGCAACAGTGCACGATCTCTCTGGATTGCTTCTGCATCCATCCACGAATTTAATTGCCCTGGTGCTTCGTACACGGTCCATGTGGGATCATCTTTCACCTGTTCCAATATTTCATGCTGCCATGAACCAAGTGTACCTGCGTTGGTGATCACAACAAACACAGAACCAGGTCGCTTCTGGCGACCTGACCATAAGGTATCCCACAAGTCTCTTTTCTTCCAGTGTGTCACCTCATCACAAACCACCAAATCTGTGCGTAGTCCAAAGTTGGTGCTTGAGTCCGCAGTAAGGATTTTAAGCACACCCCCTGGACCCTTAATTCTTTTAACTCCAAACTGTATCCGTTTACTCAACCAGGGATTCAGTTTTGCTTCGGCAAGCATGGACTCTGTAAGCAGTGCAGCCTGATCCCAGTCAGCAGCAGCAGCACAGATTTCAATAGGTTTCCTCGAGAACGCCAACACCCAATTACAGAGTCTTGCAATCCCAGTTGTCTTATCATGTCCACGGGGCATGGTTTCCCATGTGTTCCTTGGACCTTGGAAACCCGGACGCAATCCACACAAAGCTTCAATTGGTGGAGTCATGTATTCCGTGCGTTTCCACTGCCAAGGTTTTGCAACATGAGAGAACCTTTTTGGTTCTGGCCTGGAATCAATCACCACAGAATCCAAATACCCTTTGATACTACGGGCACTTGCCATCTCTGCAACCAGGTAAGCTTGCTGTAATTGTTTCTCCAACTCACCTCTAGTCACTATTGCACCTTTTGTTTACTTTGTTTACCATGTACACGGTTTCAAAAACACTATTCACGGAGGATGTATCATGACGATGAGACACTATGTTTCCACCAAACGAAGGATGCCGGAAACAAGATATTACAGATTAGCTGTGTCTTTTAATCGGTGCAAGGATTTTGTTTCTGATTGGACTTTTGATGTACAACGGATGTTTGATTTCATCGGTCACTTTTTAGTACATCGCAACGACATAAAAAGCTGGATAATCGAGAGTTTCGATGGAGAGATTGTAGGTGGAGATCACATGGAGAATTGCTGTACACTTAGTACAGAAGACCGGAGGGAAAGCCAACCACCTGCTTTTGCAGTGGTTGCCGAGTAGCTCTCCCTCCGGTCTTCTTGTACAGAGTATTATACCTAGTGTATCTTTAATGTGTCAACAAAAAAACCCCGGCTTTCAGGCCGGGGTTTTGTGTTTCAAAGTTATTTATAATTTATGATATTCTAGCACCGCATCTGCACACCAAGAAAGTGGCCATCCATCCAAATGGTGTGTATCCTCGTTAAACATTTTATAAAAGTTCTCAGGTGTAAAGTATTCTAAAATCTCTTCTCTTGTCACCGGATCACCGGGGCCAAGGTTCCAGCCACCCATGTCAATTGCTGCACCAAGCGCACTTGTTGTGTATTTGTGTTTCGGCAGCGTATGTGCCCGGGTCAACACCCATTCACAATCTTTCCGGTGTTTTTTGGATTCAACATCCCACTCAGTTTCATTCCGTGGCACCACATTTTCACCCTCAATTTCCTCTTCGCAGTAAATACACTGGTGGTGGGTTTCGTTGTGTCTTTGAATACCACGGGCGCACTCAATGCACATGGTTTCCCAACCCTCTCCCAGTATTTCTTCAGACAAATGTACATCATGCTCGGTTAGACCAACAACCCCACAACTTTGACATTTACTAGACATTTTCAGCACTCCTGTAATAAGAAAATCGAAACCTAAAACCATTTTATCTCTTGTTTGCAGTCAGTCCAGCGCAGCAGTTCTATTCTCCTCGTATATCAAAGATTTCCCACTTGTGTGGCAAAGGTTCACCCCACTCCAAGAAATCCCGTTTAAACGCATTTAATGCGTTTTCCACGCCATTTGCGCGCAGTTTTCGTTCACAGATGATAGGGTCACCCGTAACCGCGCTGGTTTCTGTGTAACGGAAAGTGTAAACCATTCCATCCATGGAACACCCCCTTATTCATTCTCAGCCATTGCAGCCTGGTATTCCATGTCATCCAAGTAATCGACATACTCACCGTAAGAAATACCCTTTTTGGTAGACTCCAAGAACAGCTTCCATTCTTTTTCCCATTTCCAGGGTTTCTCGAAAAGTCTAATTACCTGGTCCACAGAGCGTAAATCAGTGTTAGATTCCAGGGCACGGGCTAAGTCAATCACATTTTCCACCTGATCAAACCACTGTCTTTCCATGTTCAGCACTCCTAAAAAGTTATCAATCATCCACCTGTATTCAATGTATACATCGTAAATACGATGTCAAGACATTAATTCTTTTTCTGAGAAAATTTTTTTTGCAGCAAAATTCAATGCAAGTCGCAGCGCATCCACTTTCCGGGTAAGGGAATACTTTTTCATGATGCGGAGGATGTTTTTGTCATCCTCCGCGTTCAAACGGAAACTTTGCATTTTAGACTGTTGCACAATTAGACTCCTTTTTAAAGTGTTCCAGAATCAAACGGTACCCATGCTTTCCACCATGTTTGGCGGGCATATTACCTTCAGCACTTTTCCACTCCTTCAAGTAGTTGCATATATCCCAGAGACTAGGATGATCCACATCTTCAGGAACGATGTCTCCAAGATCGTGTTCTTCCAAACTGAGTTTGAAACTCAACCTGTCGTCATCTGCTGCGAAGTCCGGGTACCATATCCATTCGATACGATAGTCTCCGAAATTACCCACGCAATTTCCAGAACACTTAAGTGTTCCGGAATATACAGGTTTAAAATATCTTTTTGCAAAATCTTCAATAAACATCGCAGCACTCCTTAATAGTTGCATCGAAACAAGTTGGGAATCCGGGAATCTTCCACTTCGTAGTACCAATCTTCAAACTGGTCAACAACTGCTCGACTGATTGCAGTTTCAATCGGTGATAGGTCAATGGGAAATGGGATGTATTTCCACTCCGAGCAATCCCAAGCGTCCACATAGTTCACGCCAAAAAACACAAGATTCCAGCCCATGGTGCGTTCGTTCACTTCCACGATGAGTTCCCAGTTCTCACCGTGGGTACACTCAAAAAGGTACTTTTCAGCATTCCGATCATTAACGGAAACAGTCATCAGCATGGTCAGCACTCCATGTTAAAGAAAAGATCACAACTGTCATTCAGTTGTATACGATTAATATAATGTGTGTACTGCTGGTGTCAATACTATTTTAAAAGTTTTTTTCAAAGTGTAAATCTGCGCTGATATCCCTTGTTTTATAGGTTATTTTTGCACTTATTGTGCTACATCCGGAACAAAAAACAAAAAAAAATAACACCAGATACCGCATGGTTTTCCCTCCATGGTGCCTGATGTTATTATCGTTTACTTTGTAACAATTCTTTAGTTGAATGGTTCGCAAAAAGGGAAAATTTGTTTCAGTAGAGAAATCTGAACTGAGGAAAAAGTTGAATCCTGAACCAGTTTATTCTGGTTGTCCGTAATCCTTACACAGATTCCATCATTCAAAAATACCACCTGCATCACCGCAGGTTCGTCATTATGGATGTGTTTGATCTTAACTTCATTCAAAGTTCCAAACTTGATCATGGGTGTCCTCCTCTAGGTGTGTTTATGTACATTAATTTAAATTTAATCTTATTCGAGGTTAGCAGGTGATTTTTTTGCGTACAGTTTCCCGTCATGCTCTCGATATTCCAGGTCATCTTGGGTGGGTCCAAAACACTTGCAATCAGCATAGTGGTTGCTGCACTGGTCGCACCAAGGTTCCCCGCAACATTCACATGGTTTGCATTGGTCCGCAAATACAACCAACTTCCAAGGATTCTTATTCCCCATGTGATATCTCTTTTGGTGCTTCAATCTGCTGGGGTGCAGGTGCTTCGAGGGTGATACCCCACATGGTCGCTTGTTGCACCAGTTCTTGATCAGTCAGATTCTGATAAGTCACGGTGGTTTCGGATTTTTTCGGTGCTTCCAATCCCAGGATTTTGGTTTGCCGATCCATAATACTCAGTACATCTTGCAAGGATTCCCGATCACCTTGGATTGCGTTTGAGTAATACACTTTTAACAACTCGTCATATCGTGCAAGGGTGAGGGAGAGTGCTTTTTCAGCAACCACCGATCCCTCGGATAGCATCTTGTTAAACTCTCGTTCACAGTAGGAGTACGCAGCCTGTCTGGTGACTCCCATTATCTTACCTATTTCCGCGTAGGTTAATCCTTGTTTACGAAGTGATATAGCTTGTAAACGCCTCTCCTTCTTGATGATCTTGGTGCTGCTCATTCTGTTTTTCTGGTTGGGGTTGGTTGGTTCCCCAGGTTGTGGTGAGGTCATTTTTTTCTCCTAATTCGGTCGGCAGGTTTCCTAGTTTGATGTGGTGCTGGTGGTGCATGATCGCTAGTAGATTCCAACACGCAGCAGCCAAGTGGTCTTCCTCGTTGCGACCTTGTGCATATTTGGTGATGTGACTTATTGCAGAGTCGAGAAATCTGGATATCGGTTGTCCTTTTTCCCAGTTGCGGTCACCATATTTGAGCGCACCATTCTCAGTGTGAATCGCAATGCGCTCGATGGATTCCCACGGGAGCAAATCCCATCTGCCTTTTCCCGTTCGGCAGTCTCTGCGTGATCCTGTTGAGAAATGCTCCCGTGTTCCTGAATCCGGTAGTTCGAAACTCATGATTTACTCCAGTAATCCGATACAAATGATTCCACTTCACTGGTGCAGTATCCACCTAGTACACGATCCATTTCCCGAACCATGGTGCGCTCAATTACCTCCCGATGAAGTTCCGGCTGATCTGCCGGAACTTCTGCGACAATTTCATCGTGAACAAAAGCCACCACAGGATAGAGTTTGCACACTTCGTACAGCGCAAGCTTTGCACCGTCCGCAGCAAGTCCTTGAAACTGGGTGTTGCAGGATTCCGTGAATTCAGCGCAGCCTCGCACCCTTCCTGTCAAAGTGAGTACGGTTTTCCCAAACACCCTGCGCCTGAGATTCTCCGATCCTTTCCTAGAGCGCAGTGCCATTTCCAATGTGGGGTCGTTATTCAATTCCACCAGACACGCCCAGACCCACCTTCTAAATGTAGTGCTGTAGGGTTTCCCCTTGTGGTCGGCCTTTTTCCCTGCGACCACCTGCTGGATACCCCAGATAATGTCCACGCTGTTTCTATCGATCTCCAACACCTGCACGATATCCACCATAGGAACCTGGAGATTGACGGCAATGTTT